TTCGGAAGTGCCGGACGATGATGTCGAAGACGCCATTGCCACGATGAACACGATCATGAACGACGACAAGCTGCTGTCGCTGCCGCTCACTTCGGGCGGGGCGACCGGGAAACGATGGGCGGAAAAGCGTGATGTCTGATCACGAATACGTACTCTTCGGAGTCGATCCCGGCAAGACGACGGGAATCTTCGTCTACTCGAACCACCCGAGGCGTGGGTTTCTCGACGAGCAGATCATGCGGCACGAAGTGCCCGCCGAGCACATGCCGGTGATGATGCGGAACCTCGTCGTGCGTGCAGGCGACTATGTCGGGTTCGGCGGCGTGTACATCGCCGTCGAACGCTTCATCATCAACGCGCGCACTGCGAAGTCCTCGCAGCAGGGCGACGCGCTTGAGATTACCGGCATGGTGCGCGCCTTCGCGAAGCTGTACACGAGCAACCCGATCCGGCAGTACATGAAGGCGAATCTCAAGTTTGCGAACGACGTCGCGCTGCGTCGAGCGGGGTGGCACTCGGCGAAGATGGGCCATGCCACCGACGCCGCCCGGCAGGCGTACGCACTGCTCAAAGATGTTGACTACCCGGAATGGCTCGCCGTATCGAACGGTGCTATGATGAAAATCGACGACGAGACGAAGGGACAAAGATGAATCCGATCATCGCAGAACTCGACGAGACGGGCAGCCGGATCGTTCTGCACGACATGTTGTGGGCAGACAAGCCGCTCGTGTCTCAGATTCCGGGCAAGGAATGGAACGCCGACACCAAGCGATGGACGCTCCCAAAATCGTGGGCGGCGTGCATTCAGGCGCGGGCGCTCTTCGGCGACCGGCTCAAGGTCGGCAAGATGCTCGGGATCTGGTCGCGAGGCGAGAAGGCGCGACAAGACGTTATCTTGCAGCTGCGCGACGCGCGCGAGCCCGTGCAGCCGTACACGCCCGTGAACGAGCACGACGAGTTGCTGTACCCCTTCCAGATTCCCGGGGCCGATTTCCTCGTGCAGGCGCGTACCGCGCTGCTCGGCGACGAAATGGGCTCGGGCAAGACGCTTCAGACGCTCGCGGCTATGCGCCGCGTCGACATGATCCTTCCCGAGTACGGAGGCGGCGCGTATCCCGCGCTCGTCGTCTGCCCCAACTCCACTAAGCGGAACTGGGCGCGCGAAGTCGCGAAGTGGCTCCCGGAGGCGAACGCCGTCGTGATCGACGGCTCGGCCGCCAAGCGACGCAAGCAGATCGCCGAAGCGCTCGACGTCCCGAACCTCATCATGATCATGAACATCGAATCGGTGCGTCTGCACTCGCGCCTCGCGCCGTACGGCTCCGTGCGTCTGAAGAAGTGCCGCGAGTGTGACCCGGTGTCGGGCGACGAAGCGTTGACTCCGGCGAAGTGCGAGACGCACGACAAGGAACTGAACGCGATCCCCTTCAAGGTCTGCGTGCTCGACGAGGCGCACCGCGTGAAGGACCCGCGCGCCTTGCAGTCCCGCGCGATCTGGCGCGTCTTCCATGGTCCAGCCGTCGAATACCGATGGGCGCTCACCGGTACGCCGGTGGCGAACCACCCGGGCGACATCTGGTCGATCTTGCACACGATCGACCCGGCCGGATTCCCGCGCAAGTCGGCCTTCATCGACCGATACGCGCTCAAGGAATTCAACGCCTTCGGTGGTATGACCATCACCGGTCTGAATCCGGCCACGCGTGACGAGTTTCTGTCGCTGCTTGACGTCCGGATGCGCCGGATGCTCAAGTCCATCGTGCTCGATCAGCTTCCGGCGAAGACGCGCGTCGTGCGCCACGTCGAGATGAGCCCGAAGCAGGCGAAGGCGTATAAGGAGGTTGCCGACGAGTACGTACTGACCACGGAGTCGGGCGACAAGCTCGTCATGAACGGGAACCTCCCGGCCGCGACGCGTCTGCTGCAACTCGCCTCTGCCATGTGCGACGTCGATAAGGGCGAGACGCCCGAAGACGTCGGATCGTGGAAGGTCACGCTCACCGACCCGTCGTCGAAGATCGACGAACTCATGTCGATCATCGAAGACAACCCCGGTAAGCCGCTTGCCATCGCGGCCGAGCACCGGCAGCTCATCGATCTTGCTGCGCAGCGTCTCGCCGCTGCCGGTATCGAGTACGGCGTGATCACGGGCGGCGTGACCGGCGCGCAGCGTGACGAGACGGTCGAAGCCTTCCAGTCCGGCAAGCTCAAGTACATCTTGTTCACGTACAAGGCTGGTGGCGTCGGCCTGAACATGACGGCCGCCGACACGCTTGTGCGGCTGCAACGGTCGTGGTCGCTGATCGACAACATGCAGGGCGAAGACCGGGTGCATCGCATCGGGTCGGAGCAGCACGAGGCGATTACGATCATCGACATCATCACGGCCGACACGATCGAGGAGACGCAGGTCGAAAAGCTGTACGCCAAGATGCAGCGGCTCGAAGAGATCGTGCGCGACCGCGAACAACTCAAGGCGGCCGGGAAGTCGACGGAGCACCTTGACGCCGAAGCCGCGAAGATCGAAGCGCTCGATCTGCTCGATCAGACTGTCGGGTTCGAACCCGCCGACGTGTGCAACAAGCACGCCGAATACCTGAACGACATGATCGACATCGACACCGAGATCACGAAGGCCGAGCAGTACAAAGACGACATGATCGACGGGGGTCCGTGATGAGGGACGTGGGTAACTGCCCCGAATGCGGGGCAGACCTGAACGGTTGGGACGCAACAATTCTGAGCGACAACCCAACCGGACCACTCAAGACGTTGTGCACCGGATGCGATGCCGACGTTACCGACCAGATGAGAAAGGCATTCTTCGGTGAATGAAATTCGGCGCATCTCGCAGTCAGACCTGAAAGATTTCCAGCGCTGCAAGCGCCGGTACTGGCTGCGGCACGTGCGCCGCCTCGCGCCGCGACTGCACGGTCCCGTGGGGCCGTTGCAGTCCGGCACCCGGGTGCACACCGCGCTCGAAGCGTTCTACACGCCAGACAACCCCACCGATCCCCGGCAGGCGCTCGAACACGCCATCGGCGCGGCGCTCGTCGGGTATGCCGATCAGTGTCAGAAACTCGGCGTCGAGCCCGATCTAAACGTGCTCGAAAAGTTCCGCAAAGATACCGACCTTGAACGGGCCATGGTCGAAGGCTACTTCGAGTGGCTTACCGACACCGGAGCCGACGCGCACTTGCAAGTGATCGGGGCCGAAGAGCAGATCAGCATCACAGCCGATCAGCTCGGCGCTGACTTCGGGCAGTCTGTCGAGATCGTCGGCAAGCTCGACGCTCGCGTGCTCGACGAGGTCACCGGCTTTACGCAGTTCGTCGACCACAAAACCGTACAGAACTTCACGCAGATGCTGCCCACCTTGCAGAGCGATCCGCAGATGCTGCACTATCACCTGCTGCTCTCGATCGTGTATCCCGATCAACATGTCGACGGCGCGCTATACAACATGCTGCGAAAGGTCAAGCGTGGGAAGACGGCGAAGCCGCCGTTCTACATGCGCGAGACGATCATTCACAACGCCGAAGAGATTGAGTCGTATCGGCTCCGGCTCATCGGCCTCATCACGAATGTGATCGAGTTCGAAGAGCGCATTGCGCAGCTCGGCGAGATCGGCGTGAAGATGTTCGCGCAGCCCACCGTCACGCGTGACTGCTCATGGGATTGCTCGTTCTTCGACATCTGTGGCATGTTCGACGACGGCTCGCGTGTTGAAGACGCCATCCGCGACCTCTTCGAAGAACGGGACCCGCACGCGCGGTACGCTGCACCTGTGATAGACTTATGTAATAGATAAACACGACAGAGAGGAGATGATGAGTGACTGAAGTGTTCAATGAGCTGGAAACGGCGTCGTTCTTGGTATACGGCGAGACGAAGCATGGCAAGTCATCGCTGCTTGCTACCATGCCGACGCCATGCGTGATCTTGGACATCGAAGGCAAGTGGCAGTTCTTCCAGGGACGATCGAATCCCAACCGCGACGGGCAGCCGTTCCGGCTCAAACTGTGGAATCCAGCCCAAGCGCCGCCGAAGCCGGATGGAACGTGGGACATTGCGATCGTGAAGGTCACGAGCGCCGCAGTCCTCGCGCAGACGCTGCCATGGCTCGACCGCACTGATCACCCGTTCGTGTCGATCGGGCTCGACTCGCTCACGGTCGGGCAAGAGCAGGGGATCGAAGCGATCCGCAAGGTCGACGAGGACTTCCGGATTCAGGACTGGGGCGCTATCCGGCGTCGCGTCCTCTCGGATACCTCTCGTATCATGACGCGGGTGTCGGACCCTGCGAACCCGCTCCGCGTGTTCGCGGCAACGGCACACAGCACGTTCAAGGATGGTAAGCACCGGCCCGCCATGCAAGGCGGTATCCAGGGGCGGCTGCCGTTCTCGTTCGACGCTATCGTGTTCATGAAGAAAGCGCTCATGAAGAACGATCAAGGCATGATCGCCGATGATGCGCCTTCGGTCTTCCGAGCGCTCGTCAAGACACACCCGCTGTACGTGACCGGCTCGAACTTCGAAGACCGATTCGACCGGTCGGCGTACGACAACCCGAACTTGACGCAGATCATGCGTCTCATCTTCCCGGCTGCGGCCGAAACGAAAGGATAAAGGACAATGGCAGACGAAACGTGGGACGACTGGATTTCCGAGGTCGAAGACAAGCTCACCCTTCCCCCGGACGGCGAATATGATTTCGTCGTCACGAAGGCCGAAGGCAAGGTGTCGAGTTCGGGCAACCTCATGGTGCAAGTCGATTCGAAGATCACGAGCGGCCCGCACTCCGGCAAGGAGATCAAGCGCTTCTACGTGATCCGCTCGACTGAGGGCAGCATGGCCAAGAAGTTCATGCAGAGCCTCGGCGCGGTCGGCATCACCTTCGACACGCTCGTGAAGCACAAGCCGACGATGCAGCAGATCGCGAAGGTCATGGAAGGCAAGCCCTTCCGCGCCAAGATCAAGAAGAAAGAAGATGCTCAGTGGGGCGACTACATGGAAGTGCAATGGGCGATCAAGCCTCCGGCTTCCGGCGCAGTCGAAGTGACGGAGTTCCCCACCCTCACTGAGGGCGAATCGCTAGGCTACGGTTCGGACTCCGGCGCGAGCGTCGCCACCGACGACGACGCCGGTTTCTAGTCCCGGCTCAAGAGGGTGCCCGCTTTCGCGGGCACCCTCTTTTTCATAAATGGTAGAATCACAGCACACGAGGAAAGGACAAATAGTGTTCACTGCACGAAGCCGACAAAACGCATTTGCCAAGCGGCGGCGCGAGGTGCGCGAAGCGCAGCAGGCCGACACGCCACCGGCCGAGCCCACAGCCGTCCCCTACGACACGCGGAGCGCCGAGAGTGCCGACATCGTCGATGCGCCGGATGTCTCGGCGTTCGCCACGGGCGGTGTCGTACCGGTCCCAACAGACGAGCAGGACGAAGAGACCGTGATCGAGTCCGGTGAGGCCGTCATTCCGGCGAGCGTCGTCGTGATCGACGAAGAGCGCCGGGCGAAAATCGACGCGGTGCTGAATCATGCGCTCACGCCGGTTGCCGACGAGCTGCCGGACTATGCCGTTGAGAAGACCAACGGTCTAGAGGGGCACTCGCTCGGGCTGCATCAGGATTCCGCACCGATGCTCGTCGAGCAGATCGACACGCCGGAAGGACCCAAGCGCGGTCGCGGGCGGCCCCGGCCGCAAGAGACGATCGACCGTGACAACGCCGTGTATCGGCTGCTACAGGCAGCCGACGCGGTCGAAGGCGTCTCGAAAGAGGCACTGGCGATCGCGCTCGACGAGAAAGAGCAGCAGGTGTATTCGAGCCTGCGGCAGCTCACGAAAGAGAAGCGCGCCGAGACGCGGTACGTCAAAGACCACGGGTACCGGTGGTTCGCGCTCTGAGCTGCGGAAACGGCAAGGGGTACCCCCGGGTTGCGTGCCCGGGGAACCCGTGCTATTGTTTAATACATCAAGGCAGAACACGCCGGACCGACGAGAGGACGAACATGCAGACTGACAACGACTGGGATGATCTCGACTGGGACAACGGGCAGACGCTGCCGAACCCGAAGTAGCACGACGAGCGCTCCGGCGCTTGGTACGATCGAAGTCCGGGCTCAGGCTCGGCACATGTACCCATGGCCCAACTGGTAGGGCAACGGTCTCCAAAACCGGAGGTTCTAGGTTCGAATCCTAGTGGGTATGCTGCGGGGTTGTTCCGTACCGCCATCATAAGGCTTGACCAGCCAACGGAACATGTTCACGGGAAGTCATGAGCCCCAGAACTGGTAAAACCCGGGTGGTTCCGGGCGCGTGTAGCACGAGGGTGAGAGAACGTTAGTACCACAACGGATACGGATTGCATCCGCCCGGGAGGTAAGGCAAGTATCAGGCCGGGTTCGACTCCCGGGCACGCACGGTGTGTTGGTCCGTACATCACTGAAATGGTACCTAGCGCAAATGCCACGCGCAACGGACACGACCCGCGAGCCTAGCTAGCTCGGCGGGAAAAGGGCTCGGTTGGCACCGGGTTGACGCGGTAGCTCAATTGGCAGAGCAGGGACCTAGTCGGTCCCGGTTCCAGGTTCGAGTCCTGGTCGCGTTACGAGGCGCGCAAGCGCCGCACGATGCGGGATAGCTTAGGGGTTAGAGCTGCGGTCTCATAAGCCGTATGGCGCGGGTTCGAATCCCGCTCCCGCTACGAGATCGACCTGAGATCAGGGGTTTTCGGGGGTTGCACCTTACGGGCTCGGGTCGATCGCATGGAAGGTGCGCGTACTGGCAAGCGCAGCCGGGTTGCTAACTCGGTGTCCTCACGGGCCGGGGTTCGATTCCCTCACCTTCCGCTTTCGTTGCCACGCGATCAACGGGCACGGGAGAAGGGGAACCGGCAGTACGTAGGAACTAGGCTGATGCGGCTAGGTGACCGCAAGTGCTGCCGGATCATGGAAAGTATGCACCAACGGGCGTGCACCTGGTCTCGAAAACCGGGACGTCGGTCTTAGCGGATCGGCGGGGGTTCGAATCCTCTACTTTCCGCGCAATGGCGTCGGCCGCAGGTGCGGCAACCGGCCTGTAAAGCCGGTCCCTTCGGGGAAGGTGGGTTCGATACCCACGGCGTCAACAACGCCCATGTAGCTCAATGGATAGAGCAGCGTCTTCCGAAGGCGCAGGTTGCACGTTCGAATCGTGCTGTGGGCACGGGTTCACACCGCAGTGAGCATGTCGGAACAGTTCCGGCCGCTGACTGGTGGACCTAGCGTAAACATTCCGGGGCTCGGAAGTAGTGAGCCGAGCCCCACCTGCCGCGCTGGTCTAGTGGGCTGGATACCGGATTCTCGATCCGGGGGTACGGGTTCGATCCCCGTGCGCGGTACGAGATGAGCGCCCCAACCGGGAAAACCGGGCGGGTGATTCTCACTGAACCACGCCATCGGTTCGGGGGTCCCGGCAGCGCTCGCCGGGACTCGTAAATAAATGCCTTGTGGTGCAACTGGCAGCACGCTAAGCTTTGGACTTAGAGGTTCTTGGTTCGAATCCAAGCGAGGCAGCTTGATCCCTGGTAGTTCAGCGGAAGAACGTCGCCCTGTTAAGGCGAATGTCGTTGGTTCGAATCCAGCCCGGGGAGCGTGACAACTTCATATCGATGCTCGCTAGCACAACTGGCAGTTGCGCCGCGCTCTGGACGCGGAGGTTCCTAGTTCGATCCTAGGGCGAGCAGCAAGGTTCCGCGTCGCGCGAGTCCTGTCACGTTGAACGACGTGACCTGAAAAGGCCGCAGGCCCTGCAAGGGGTACCGCGTGCCGGAACCGACAATTTCGCCCTGCGGACTGCGGCGAACAACGGGTGATGTTGACGCCGTCACCCCTCATAAGCTCCGATCGTCTATGGGTTAAGATCCGACTCTTTCAATGTCGGGTACCGGGTTCGAGTCCCGGTCGGAGTACGTAGGTGGTCACTCAACTACATGTGCCGGTGTTTGCACCACCGGCACGCACATGCCGTACTAGCTCATTGGTAGAGCGCCCGGTTGTCAGCCGGTAGGTAGTGGGTTCGATCCCCACGTATGGCGCAAGGTCCCGACCGCGTTGAACACGGCCGGGGCCGACTAGATGTGGCCGAACGGCAAGGCGCTTGCTTTGGGAGCAAGACAAAGGGGGTTCGACTCCTCCCATCTAGACTGAGTGTGAAGCACGAAGGCAGTGCGCCTGGTTGTGGTCCAGGATTCTGCGGGTTCGAGTCCCGTCACACTCCCCAACTGCATATGGCTCGGTATTCCAACTGGCAGAGAAGTCCGGCTTAGACCCGGTACAGTGTGGGTTCGACTCCCACCCGAGCTACGGGAGGTTTGAAGATGCTTTATACCGAAAAGGCACTACGCCGGTTTTGGTCGAAAACTCGACGTGACGAAAGTGGTTGTGTCATTTGGGAGAAAGGTACCTTTGAATCCGGATACGGGCAGTTTTGGTATGACGGACGCCCGTGGCCTGCGAGCCGATGGCTCATGCAGGCGTACGAAGGCCGAAAACTGAAAAAGTTCGAGTACGTCTTGCACAGCTGTGACAACAAGGCATGTGTGAATACGGCACATCTTCGAGTTGGCACACCAAAAGAGAACTCAGAGGATGCGGTCAGTCGAAATCGGCTGTTTGAGCAGAAGAAAACACACTGTGTAGACGGCCACCCGTACAGCGGTGATAACCTGTACATCTCCCCTAAAGGCCACAGATACTGCAAAGAGTGTAGAAAGAAGTACAAAAATAGAAGTTAAGGTAGTAAGCTCGTCTAGCCCAACGGCAGAGGCAACGGCTTCAAACGCCGAAGAGTCCCGGTTCGAATCCGGGGACGAGTACGGAGAGTGATGGATTAGGACTCTGCTTCAAAAACTTCATCCCGATCCCCGCGCCTGTGCCGGGATCGTCAAGCCCTGGTAGCTCAGCGGATAGAGCACTAGATTACGGATCTAGGTGTCGAAGGTTCGATTCCTTCTCGGGGCACGCAAGACAACTAGATATGCCGGTGGGGTGTGTGGGTTGCACGACTGTCTTCCAAACAGTTAGACCGTGTTCGAGTCACGGTACCGGTTCCGCCTTCGTAGCTCAGGGGACAGAGCAGCCGTTTCGTAATCGGCCGGTCCGGGGTTCGAATCCTCGCGAAGGCTCAAAGCTCGACAACGGCAGTTGGCGAGTTCGGCAAGACGTCAAATCTCGGCCCCGAGATTTGACATGTCTCGTTAGCTCAGTAGGCAGAGCGCCGGAGTGAAGTCCCGGGGGTCGGCGGTTCGAACCCGTCGCGAGACACGTAACAACTTCATAACCATGCGTCGTTAGCTCAGTTGGTAGAGCTCTGTTCTCTTAAATCAGATGTCGAAGGTTCGAGTCCTTCACGGCGTACGCCTCGCTAGCTCACTGGTAGAGACATCCGACTTTTAATCGGAGGGGACAAGGTTCGATTCCTTGGCGGGGCACGGCGAGTTAGCTCAATTTGGTCAGAGCGCGATCCTGATACGATCGTGGTTCCGAGTTCAAATCTCGGGCTCGCTACGC